CGACCGATCAACTCAGTCTCTGCCTGGTCGACACTCGTCGATTTGCTAGGTGGAAGGTCGCATCCGACTGGTCCCAAAATCGTGGGCCCTGCCCAGTACACGAACCTAATCCTTTTAGGGAGAATATCCTCGCTAACCTAGGCAAGAAGGAATTCGATAAACCGATCCACCTGGTGCTCATGAACCAACAATATTTTAATGGAATCGGCAACTATCTTAGATCCGAGATTATGTTCCATGCCTCACAAGATCCTTTTGCTGATGCCCGTACTGCACTCACACGAAATCCTTCAATACTCGATCTTTGTGAAAGGTTACCTAGGGAAGCTTACTTCCTAGGTGGAGGTCAGCTCAAGGACTGGCAAAACCCGTTTGAGGTTCCTGAAGGAGGATTTGACGAGTGGATGCAGTGTTACGGCAAGGGCAAATGGTTTACCGACAAGAACGGTCGACGTATGTGGTATCATCCCATCCAGCTTGAAACCAGTTAATAAATTTGAGTTTTATTAATGTAACCTCATAAATCACGAAAGATGTTAAGAAAAATACTTGGCCCCAAGCTTTCAAAAAGGGAACTCGCAATAATCAGGGAATGTTGTCGGCAAGTCTCTACCTCCATGGATAAAGCAGATTTTCAAAATAACTTGGATCCTGAGATAAAGGAGATCCACCAAGACATTAAAAAGATCATAAAAAAACTAGAGACCACTACATGAGAGATATTCCTCTTGAGTTTTCACCAAGACCTCAACAGGTCCAGATCTTGGACTTCGTAAAGTCTTCCATTAAGGAGGGTAAAAAATTCATCATGGTGGATGCCCCTACTGGAGTAGGTAAATCCTATGCGGCGATCATGATCGCTGAGTGGTATAGAAACGAACACTCAAAAAAGGCCAAGACTGACATCATCACCAACACCAAGATCTTACAGGATCAATATGTGAAAGATTTTAAGTTCGCAGCTAATCTAAAGGGAAAGAACAATTACTGGTGTCGTCATCAAGGAATGGGATGCGGTGATGCCCAGGTGCTCAATAAGGCCAGTGGTAAAAGATGCAATGTCTGCCCACACAAGATCTCTCAGACCAAATTCCTGAAGAGCCCAGTGAGCTTGGCAAATTTTCACCTGGTGACTGCATACTCAATGTATTCTCCAGACATGTTGGCAGAGCGTAGTTCTAAGCTACTCATAATCGATGAGGCACACGCCTTTGAGGAGACCTTTTGTGATTTTATTCTCTCTACCTATTCCGAACGTAGCCTAAAGATATTGGACGTTTGGCACGATTGGATGGAAAGGGACCTTGATAACATCTCTAGCCTGACTGAACTTTCAGATTGGACTAAAGACGTATTGGTTCCCTTGCTTGATAAAAAAGCACACGATCTGCTTGACGAGGCCAAGGAGACTCGACAAAAAAAGAAAAAGGTAGACCTAATTAAAAAAGCAGACCACGTCGATAAGTCAATGTGTAAGTACAATCGATTCGTCAACGACCGTGAAAACTACAAGACTAATTGGACCTTTGAAAAAGATCTAGACCAGTGGGGCAAGACCAGAATCCTAGTCGAACCTATTTGGGGCAACCTATACCTAAAAGAACTTTTTTGGGACCAATACGATCATGTGATCATGATGTCGGGTACACTATTGGATCGAGAGCTCTTCTCCTTCATCATGGGAATAGACGAGACCGAGTCAACTTACCTCGCCCTACCGTGTCCGTTTGAGGCAGATAAACGACCGGTAATTTATGTAAAGTTCGGTAAGATGTCCTATTATAATAAAAAGGAGACCTTTACCAGAGCAGTACCGATCATCGGCAAGATCTTGGAGAAGAATCACGAACATAAGGGCATTATTCATACTGCCAATTATGAGTTTAGCAAGTGGATTCAACAGACCATTCAGGATTCACGTTTAATATTTCATGATTCAGCAAGCCGAGAAAAATCTCTTGAAGATCATCTTACTTCTAAGATGGAAACCGTCCTAGTCTCACCATCGATGATCAATGGAGTCGACTTAAAGGATGAGCTTTCACGATTTCAGGTGATCCTAAAAGTACCTTTTCCTAATCTTGTTAGTACAAAGATAAAGAAGAGACTCGATACTCGTCCAGAATGGTACAATTGGAAGACCCTGGTGGATCTTTTACAGGCATACGGTAGATCAATAAGAAACGATGATGACTGGGCTGAGACCTACATCTTAGACGAGTGCTTCGATCAAATATTAAATAACAAAGGCGTGCCTAAGTATTTTTTAGACGCGTTGAAAGTAAAAAAATTAGCAAAGAAATAAATGGCTAAGAAATCGATAGAAACAAAGTATCAGAAACTGACTGACGTTGAACACGTTTTACTCAGACCCTCAATGTATATAGGGTCAGTCGCAATCCATACTGGAGATCAGTATCTCTATGATGGCCAAAAGGTCACAATTGAAGAAGTTCACTACAATCCAGGATTCATTAAAATCTTTGACGAAATTATTTCTAATGCAGTCGATGAACATCGGCGAAATCCTAAGCTGAATGAGATCCGAGTAACTATTAATCTTGACACTACTGAGATCACAGTATGGGATAATGGTGGAATTCCAGTAGAAAAACATCCAATCCATAAAGAGTGGATTCCTGAACTAATATTTTCAAACTTGAAGGCTGGCTCCAATTTTGATGACTCAGAACAGCGTACTGTCGCAGGAACAAATGGTGTTGGTAGCAAGGCAACCAATATTTTTAGTAAAAAGTTCTCAATTTCAACCTGTGATGGTAAGAATCGATTCGATCAGGTTTTTACTGAAAATATGAAGGATAGAACTAAAGTTAAAATTACCCCAGCTAAGAGAGGATTCACTGAAATCTCATTTTTTCCCGATCTAGAAAGGTTTAAGATGCGATTAATTGACGAAAAGTCCTTTCAGATCCTATTTAAACGTTGTTTGGACCTAGTTGCATGTAATAATAAGCTTACTCTAAAGCTAACTAAGATCAAGGAGAGTAAAAAAGAGGAATTTGTGCTTAAATTTAAGAGTTTTGAAGAATATATTCAGCTCTATGCTCAAGAATATTTCTTTGAGGAGACAAAAGACTGGAAGATAGGCTTTGCAAAGTCGGAAAAAGGATTTCAGAACGTAAGTTTCGTCAATTCTGTCTATACGATGGACGGCGGAACTCACGTAGAGTACATTACTAATCAGCTAATCTCACAATTAAGGGAAATGATTAAGAAAAAACACAGAGTTGACGTAAAACCTAGCGATATCCGTAACCATTTATACGTTTTTATCGATTCTACCGTAGTAAACTCATTTTTTAGCTCACAAACTAAGGAAAAATTGATCACCGAGGTCAAAGATTTCGGTACCAAGCACGAAGTTACTGATAAGATCGCAAAACTAGTGTTTAAATCTGAAATAATTCAGTCAGTTTTAGATTGGATCGAGAAAAAAGCCCTTGTACAAGAGCGAGCAGAGCTCAGAAAGTTAAATAAGGACTTGGACAAGACCAAAATACCTAAATTGATCGATGCTCAACGAAAAGGAGATCGTGGAATATGCATTTTAGGAATTTATGAGGGGCTAAGTGCAGTTTCAGCAGTTCGTAAGTTTCGAGATACTCAAACGATCGGCGCATTCCCTCTAAAGGGTAAGTTCATCAACGTAAGTGAGATGAAACCTTCTGAAATCGCTAAAAACGACGAAGCTGTGCAACTAATGGCCTCTCTGGGACTAAAGCTAGGCGAAGAACCCAAAGGATTGCGATACGGTCGCATCTACATCTATACAGATGCCGATCCGGACGGTAGTCACATCGCAGCTACCCTAATTAACTTTTTTAATCGCTTCTGGCCCGAACTTTTTGATCAAGGTAGGGTATATAAGGTAATGACTCCGCTTGTAGTAGCTAAAAAAGGCAAAGAATCCATCAATTTTTACACCAACGATGAGTTTGATGCCTGGTTGAGGAAGAATAAGGCCACCTCTTGGGAAATCGAATACAAGAAGGGATTGGGTGCACTCGAGGATACTGAATACGAAGAAATAATCAAGAATCCATACCTTGTACAGATCAAGAACGATAAAGACTATCGGGACTCACTTGAATCGTGGTTCGGTAAGGACTCTCAACCTAGAAAGGACCGAATCCTTGGAAATAATTAGCAATCGATGAAATATTACAACGAGTTTGAAAGAAGACCAAAGATCGTCTTTATTTGGATGATTATAATGGGATCCATAATAGGTCTCATTTCATGGGTTGTCAAAACTTTGGCTTAGCTCAAAGTAAAAGATAAGAAAATCCCATTTTTATGACATTTGAGCGCTTTAAATTTATCACTGGCCTAATGGTCCAAAATTCATCTCGAGTAGACAAATCATACGACCAAGGAATAGACCTTGTAGAGTTTGTTGAAGGATATAATGTCGTAACCGAATATCTTTGGGGAGAGATATTGACCATTGAAGGATTAGACTGGTTCAACTGGTTCATGTACGAAAAGAATTATTTGCAAGACGGAATAGGCAATCCAGAAATGAATGCATATCATAAGATAAACGATGGAGAACAGGTAGAAATAGTCAAAGACCTAGAAGGTCTACATCAATATTTAGTAGAAAACAATTATTTTAAATGCGAAAGCCAGAAATAAAGACGGTCACAGATTACCTGGACAACGACTATAAAGAGTACGCAGTATACGTAGTTGAGGAACGAGCGATACCTTCCGTTATAGACGGGTTTAAGCCAACTCAACGTAAGGTGATATTCGTAGCTAATAAAGTTTGGAAGAACGGCTCTGAAAAACCAATGAAGATCTTTCAATTAGCCGGTAGAGTAGCGGCAGACGCTTTTTATCACCATTCAGACGGCTCGCTTAATTCTGCCCCCATCGGCATGGCACAAAAGTTTAAGAACTCAATGCCAGTATTAGAAGAAATTGGGCAATTCGGTTCCCTACGTTCACCAGAAGCAGCCGCTCCTCGTTATATTGCAACCAAGTTACATAAGAACTTTAGATTGCTTTACAAGGATTTTGAGCTACTCGAGCCTAGGTACGAAGAGGGTAATGAGATCGAGCCCAAATATTTTCTACCAATCATTCCGACCGTCCTCCTGAATGGCGGTAGCGGGATCGCAGTAGGCTTCGCAACAAACATATTAAATCGCAATCCAATTAGCCTAATAGAGGCTTGCCTAAAATCATTAGACGGAAAGAAATACTCTGAACCCACTCCATGGAACCGAGAGTTTTCAGGCGAATGCTCGCTAATTGATTCAGAAAAGTTTTCCTGGATATTTAGCGGCAAGTATGATGTTAAAAACACGTCTACTGTTACCATTACTGAATTACCTCCTTCAATTACTTATGAGAAATTCGATCAGCATCTAATAGATCTTGAGGACACTCGACGAATTGCTAGTTATGAAAATAACTGCAAGTCTAATATCAGTTACACCATCAAGTTTAGACGAGAAGATCTCAAGATGCTTGCTGATTCGACCAGACTAAAGAGATTGTTAAAGATGGAAGAGCGTCAGACTGAGAACTTTACGGTACTTGATGAACATGGTAAACTTAAGATATTTGGTTCTGCCAGTGAGATCATCGAGTATTTTGTGCAGTTTAGGCTCTCTTTCTATGATAAAAGAAAGCAATTTATCATCGATACCCTAAACCAGGAACTTACCCTTCTCTCAAATAGGGCCAGATTTGTGAAATCCATCATCGGCGGTAAACTAAAGATCAATAACGTGCCTAGAAAAGAGATACTTCTCTATCTACAAACTGCGGATTTTGATGAGATTAATGGATCATATCAATATCTACTCTCAATGCCCATTCATTCCCTAACTAAGGAAACATATGAAGACCTGATTAGTGCTGAGGAGAAAAAAAGAGTTGAGCTTGAAGAGATCAAGAAGAGAGAACCCATACAAATGTACAGAGAAGATTTACAAGAGTTGAAAAAGGCTCTTCAAAAAGAGTATAATAGCTAAAAATGAAACCACTTCTCACATTTTCCGTTTTATTACTGATGAGCTGCTCCAATTGGAGATACCAAAGGGTGCAATATCTAAGATGTAAAAAATTAGATGAGATCCACGTTCATCTATATCATCATGATAGTTGTGAGTGGAATTGTCTTCATCTAAACGAACAGCATGTAATCGTCGTAGACTCATTTAAGGTAAAATATAGAGTAAATAGCAAAGGTGAAGTAACAAAAATAAAACTAATAAGATGAAAAAATACCTAAGATTTTTCTGTAGATCACTGCTCGCCCTGTTTATAATTCCAGGACTCATTTTAACCGTTCCTGGCATTCTTCTTTTTTTATTATTTGAGGAATTCATCAACACAAAAGAATAACTTTTAAATCATTAACCTTTAAATCAGAATAAGATGGCAGAGTTTTCTAAACAGTACTGTGAATCTCATGATCATGAGATTATTCCTGATTTTGATATATTGGAGATCGCGTCAGAACTATCCAATGAACATTACCTTCCTGCAATCTGTGAAGGTTATGGATTTATTGCAATCGGAAAAAACGAACTTGGTGAAATTATCCTTGCTTTTAGAAAGGATGCGGATCAAGTTGAATGGAAACCTTACCTAGAAGTAGTAGTAGTATAATAAAAAACATATCACTATGACAATCGCACAAACGCCTAAAGAAAAAAATAAAAAGACCCGCTAAGTGTGGGCGACCGTGGATCACAATCCATTAACCATAGCGAGTATAATAAAATTATAGGATTATTTCTAATATCTTTTCAGCCACTGCAATCGCATCGCTTTCACCCAATACTTCTTCTTCCGGTCTTCTAGCAACTACTGCGCGTATACTATCCTAGACATATTAATAGATTATTTTAGGGTCAATAAATATTTAAGCTTATTGATTGCAGCCAGCATCTCATCTCTTAAGTTTAAGAGATCACTGTCCTTGTTACCATCTAGTTTATGATTAAAACTTAATAAGAATTCTACAATAGTGTCCAGGAATTCCTCTATGTTTACCTCGCCTATATTACCCAATAGGATGGTGTCAGTCTCTCCTTCTAGAGCAACCCGACCGTATTTTCCCATGTATATTTCCATAAAATCATCAGATAGTGCACTAAGAGTATCATAGATCCCCCCGTATGCAATGTGCTTGGAATAAGATTGTGTCTGCCAATGAAACACTTTAAACTGGGATTGGATACCTAAAAAGGTAGACATTAAGCTAGTCATAACTTGAAGTTTTTATTATTTATCTACTAAAACAAAAAAAGAGGACTCTTTCGAATCCTCTTTTAATTATCTAAATATGTTTAGATTATACTCCACTTTCTACAAATGAAGTAGAACCTGTAAGAACTCCAATAGCCTCTGGATCGATCTCCATGCTTACGTATTGAGTTTCAGGGTGCCATCCTGCTTCAGTAATCGCGTATCTTGATTTCATACCGATTTTTGGAGAGAATGTTCCTTCAGAAATAGTCTGAAGAGATTCAGCCATGATGTATGGCATGAATTTAACACCTGGTTCTTCGTCTGCTCCTTTACGCCCGATCGCAAGTCTAGAATCTCCCCAAGACAGGTTAGGGTCAACATAAACTTGTACACCGTAAACTTTACCAGCTGGGTAAAGGTTACCTGCAACTCCACCAATATCGGTTGGAACTTGTGCGATTGAGTAACCAGCAACATCAGCCATTGCAGAAGCAATACGTCCGTTAGTTACTAAGAAAGTACCAGCTCCGAAACGTCCCCTATGGTAGATTAAGTTAGCAAGTTCAAGAACTTTAGTAACTAATCTTCTTTGTAGAGTAGATGTGTTATCGAATCCACCAGCAGTCAAGTCAAGGTTAGTTACACCTGCACCTTCAACTAATGCAACTTCAGCAGAGTGAACGTCAGCTAATTGTAATACTCGGTCAACTAATCTTTTGTTGATTGATTGAGCTAAGTCATTAACTGCTACGTTTTCTAACATAGAGATAACGTCATAATTCCAAACTCTGTTTAAGTCTTGGATTTGCTCAACAGTTGCAGAGATAGACACTTGGTCAGTCTCAGCCTCAACAAACTTAGTGAACATTCTTAATCCCATTTGACGGAATTTAGAGTTTTCACCAGCCTCTCTCCTCATTGATCCAGGAACGTCTCCTGTAGCAGGAAGGTAAGAACCGTTGAATGCAGTAGTTGCGTAATCTGCATCAGATACAGATGTGAAACCAGAGATGTGGTTTTCCAATGCAGAAACTAGAGAAACTCCAGTTGCAACGCCAGAAGAAGTATCACCATTGATAGTGATAGTGTTAGTAATGATTGATGAAGCTAATGTGTTAGTACCGTTATCTTCGACTACTTTAGCGATCAACTGACCGTCAACGCGAGAGTAACCTACGAATGTTAAATCAAAATCACCAGCACCAGATCCACCAACTGTGATTACATCACCAGGAGCTGGAACCGTGCTGAAAGAAGCTGAAGTAACTCCTTCGATTTTAACTAAATATGGATCGAAATCACCAGCACCAGTTCTACCACCTGCATATAAATAATCCAAGTAAGGAAGGAATCCAACTGGAGAATCCATAGGGATAACTGGAACTAGGTCGAAACCAATAGTTTTTGCAGCTACTTGGATAGCAACTGGAAGAAGAGATGGGAATTTATCGCCAGATCCGTTTCCTGTAGCAGTGTAGCTGTTTTTTACACCAGCTGAAAAAGGAGTACCTCCGTTATTGAAAGTAGGTGCTTGTGGATTTCCCATAAAACCACCAAGAGAACCTGGAGTTTGGAAAAATACACCTGGAGCAGTGGATTCAAAGATAGGTGTAGTGTTATCAAAGATCGCGTGGTTGTGAGCGTACTCAGCTAACCATGGAGTCTTAGCAACATCAGCACCGTAACCTTCTAAAATCGGCTGCCATGTGTTCGTTAAGCGATTGTCGCTTGAACGTCTGAAAATTTTAGTACGTGCCATTTGTTAAAATGATTTTTTTAGTTTTTGTTACAATCTAGAACCTGCGTTTCTCAACATCGTTTTCGTTTCTAAGTAACCTTGAGAGTAACCTCTCTGCATCTCAACAACCTGATTTACAGGTATTAGGCCTTCTGTACTTTGGCTTTCGTTGAGTTGTTGCGTTATTTTTGTGTTGTATTTTTGTGCTTCAATTCTTTCATTGATTCCTCTCATATCTAAGTCATCCCAAAATGCTTTAACTTGGTATGGAGTGTTTACAGTATAAAGCTGTGCTTTTGCATGAACTTTACTTTGTTCTTTCTCATTCATCTCGCTCCAGATAGCTTTATATTCTGCTGGCATGAATCTAATATAAGTAGGAATGTTTTGCTCTTTATTGTTTACTACTGCTTCCATGATTCCAACGATATCGTTTTCGTTAAACCATACAGATCCGTTAAGAGCTTCAACAATCGCTTGTTTAGTGTCTGATTGTAAGTTAAAGAATACTTTCTTGTTTGCCTCTCCCATAACTTTTAAGAAAGGGTGTTTGCTTTCAAGAACTGCTTTAGAAGACTTATCGTTTACTTCAGTGATCACTTGGTCAACCTTAGAGATTAGGTGATCGATTGAAGACTCATTTAATTTAGAAACCGATCCAAGAACGTTTCTTCTACCTACAGTAGTTCCTTCTCCTAAAGACTCAGCGATATATTCAGAGTAACCGATAGATTGGCCTAACTTTTCAGCAACATACTGAGAATATTCTCTATTTAAGTTGATGTTTTCTGAAAGGTATTCTCCGAACTCGATAGAACGGTTAGTCCCTTCAGCAACGTATTCAACATACTGTAATCCCTTGTCTAATTCTTCAGCCAAGTAATTTTGGTATTTAATAGAGTTGTTTACGTTTTCTTTAATGTATTCTGCGTAGTTAATTGACTCATTCAATTTAGATGAAAGGTAATCTTGATAGTTAACTGACTGGTTTAATTTTTCTCCTAAATAAGAAGAATAATCGATTGAGTTGTTAACTGTCTCAGAAACGTGCTCAGTATATCTAACTGACTCGTTTAGTTTGTGAGAAAGATAATCAGCGAAATTGATCACTCCTTCTAACGATTCTGCTAAATAATTTACGAATCTAATTAATTCAGGATTGCTTGATCCATTATTTGATTGTGCAGACTCTAAAACAGACTTGTGATTCTTAAGTTCTTTTTTAATTCCATTGAATTGTGTTTTAAGAACTTCTGAATATTTGTCCATTTGTTCTTTTGTTACAAACTCGGCCATTGTGTTGTTATTTTTTTGTTCTTGCAAAGTCCCTTGGAACTGTGTTCCTGAACCATTTTCTAATTTATTTATCTTATAGACTTTAAAATTATCTGCAAAGTTTAAATTTTCTGAAATATCCATTAGTCCAGACTTATGAACAAAAGAGTTTTCCTTCATCGAGTTATAACTCTCAGTGATCATTGAAAAATCATTCTTTAGGGATTCACTAACCGTTTTACGTAAGATCGCATCCGTGAATCCAGGCTCTCCGACCAAGTCATAAGTAAAGATTCTCTGTAACTTAACGTGTCCGCTCTCACCTACCTGTCCAGCCGCTCTTGAAGAAACTGATAATTGAACTCCTCCATCGAGTAAAGCTTTCGCTAATTTACCGTGTGGAGTGTTTTCTAAGAGTCTAACCTTGATATAAACCTTATCTCCTCCGTCATAGTTAATACTCTCAATGATGTGAGAGGCTTCGCTTAATTTTGGTTCGAAATGTTGAGGATGGTCTACCGTTCCTACTAATTGTCTCTTAGAGATTTTTTCTTGAAGATAAGTAAGATGAGGTAAGTATTCCGATTTTTCATATACTCGTCGGTTGTTATTCATTTGACCGAATACCGCACATACTCCTTCAAGGACAGTGCCAGTGTTAGATGAATCCCTTACTTGAAGTTTTTCACCCACGTTTTCAACGATTAATACCCAATCGTTGTTGTTAATTTGTGCTGAATTTAATTTTGACAAAGCCCAAAATATTTTTTATTATTTATTAAGGGCTCTTTTAAACTTTTTAAGTTTTATTTTCGCAATTTGATAATATTGCTTTTAATTTAGTTAAATCTTTGTTTGATAACTCATCAGTTTGCGGCAGAGTCACGTTAAACTTTACTAAATACTCTCCTAATTTACCCTGTTCATCCAGTATGCCCTCATTGGGTATGGAGAACTTAAGGTTTGATGCCGATCTGGGACTATTAAAGTCGGCCTCATATTTTTTACTTACAATCGTCTCTATCTTGATCTTTTCTTCTGTGAACACGACCTTAGATAACGGAAGATCGACCGTCTGTACTATCTTGTTACCCTCAATCTTAATGTTTTCAGGCACCACTAGTTCTAGCGTCACGTGTAGGTCTCCCATTAGAGGTACTTGTTCTATCTCTCCCCATATGTTTAATTGGGTGATAACATCCTCATTTCCCAAGCCAGGTACTCTAGCGGATATTATGTAGGCTCCACTGTCCTTCTTAATCAAGATATACTTTTTTCTAAGATCGATCGTGATGTTAATCTCCTTCTCCTCCTCTATCTTATCGAACGTAAGCATGTTACCCGACTTGCCCGTATAATTTATCTTTTCTCGCGTAAAACCAATCTCTATCTTTTTACCCAATAAGGCGTCCTTTAGTTCTATTTTATCGTGCACATAAAGGTTTAGGTGATCAGTTTTAGGCTGAGCTGGGTGAGTTCGGTGTTGGGTCTTCTTAGCTCTATCGTTAGACCTTCTCCTAAAATCCGCGTCTGCGAAGTTTCTCACGAAATCATCGAAACCAAAACCCGCGCTCTCGTAACTAGAAGACCAGTTATTTGTTGAGTTAGTTTTCTTATCGTATTCGCCTCTCTTTTTCTCATCTGAAAGGACAGTATATGAGTCTGAGATCTTTTTAAATAGCTCTTCCGATTCCTTGTTGCCGTTTGTCTTGTCCGGATGGTATTTTACTGCAAGCTTACGGTAGGCTTTTTTGATTTCTTCTTGAGTGGCAGTCTTAGGGACTCCTAAGTTCGCATAGTGATCCATTAATTGGGATTTTTTCTAAACTTGATCTAATCTATATTGTATAAGAAAAAAAGAAAAGGTTCTATGGAAAAGGCAAAAATATGCTTATCGATAAAGTGGGAGGGTCAAGATCGGGAAAATAACCTGACTCGGGTAAAAAGTGTGATTCGATCCTTTAGTCTTGGAACGATTGATTATCTTGCTCTTGATCCAGCTAAGAGTAATATCTTGACCTCCAAGGAATACGATGAGATCGATTTAGAGTGTAGGGAAAGAGGAATCTCATGGTTTCCTATCGCCTCCTCCATTCAAGATGTTGATCTGACTCGACCTTATTATGCTAAATTACCCAACGGGAAATCGGGTTTTATGCTCGGCATTGCTGAAACCCACATAAACGACTTTACTCTTCTTAATTATGCAAAAGACTGTGCCGACTATGTTGTTCTCTATACTGGCGGAAACACTCAACGCGATATCGATCGAGCGATTGAGGCAGTTCAGCCGGATCTGGTCGTCCATCACTCCTTTGGAGAACCTCGACTCGACTACATCAAGTATCTTCAAGCTATCTCGATCGAATTTGAAAAGAGGTATCTAGTCGGCTTTAAAAATAACTCTTACATGATATCGGACGTGCTCTTATTGGCCGCATCGATGCTTGGTGCAAGCTTTCTAGAGTCTACTATTAGTATCCATGAGCACAATGAAACCGACCTATTAGAAAACACCTGGTGTTTTGCTGACCTTATTGATATTACCAATCACATAAAGACGATAAATACTTCTAGGGGAGGATATGAGGCCCGCAAGATAACCAAAGTCGAAAAAGAAATGATGAAAAGATGAGAATCACACTAAAGAATATTAGGCACTATATTGAGGGCAACCTTAAGATGTTTGGAGACAAGATTCATCTCCTGTCCGAACACGAAAAGGAACAAGTAGCATACCGAGCCATGATTTGTAAGGACGAGTGCATGAGATTAGAATACTGCGTCTATTGTGGCTGTGATGTTCCAGGCAAGTTATACGTTAAGGAGTCCTGTAATGGAGGAGAACGCTTTCCTGACCTAATGAAAAAGGAGGAATGGGAAAAGTTTAAGCTTGATAACGGGATTAACCTGGAATAAGTGATAGTCCAGTAGTCACTATTGTCAACGTGCTAACCAGTGTCAAAACGACTGGCGGTAACTCAAACTTTAATTTATTAGCCAGCATGATCACAGTCGTTAGAGAAGACAGAACGATATTAAGAGTCTTAAGTAGATTCTTTTTTGTCTGTAGGGCTATTCCTAAAGTATATGCTGGATTCGGTACGGCTGGTGGAAGAGCGGCTGGTAGAGCTGCAGTTGCGACGGTTGCTTGAGTCTCAGTCGGAATAGAATCAAGAGCCTCTTTAGCAGTTTTATATTCCTGTTTCATTTTAATAATATCTTCTTCCACTGCCGGTTTAAGGCTCCTTTTTAGCTCCTCTAATAGCTTTTTCTTGGCCTCATCCGATTCCTTATTCGCGTCCTCCTCTGACATTCCACGCTCAATCTTTTGAGCCTTTGAGTCATCAATCATCTTTAAATATTTACCAAGATTCTCGTCTTTTTTGATTAGGTTTTCAATCACGCTGTCTGCATTTAGTCCAGGAATATCAGTTCCTAAGGATCCCAACTTAGTCACAGCTTTTGCTTGATCTTCTAGTGCCATCTCTATTTAGTTTTTGTTATTTTACTGAGAACTGCATCACCCAGTCCAGGAGTAAGTATCTGAAGAGCCGGTGGTGCCCCTGCTGATGGGTGAATGTGAGTATTAAACAAGTCAATGAAAGTATCTCCCTTTATCACCGCTTCAGAAACAGCAGGTGTTGTTTCTGGCCCAAGTTCAATATTTGGGGAATCCACAATCACCTTATTATCAGTCTTGATCGTTATCAAGTTGTCTGGTGCCAGGTTAATGCTTGCTCCCTTTACTGAGATCGTCAGACCCTTACCTACAGTAAACCACAGCTTTAACTCCTGGTCTCCATCAAATAGAATAATATGGCTTCCATCATACTCAGTGTTCAGCTCATCCTTGATATCTTGTGCCAGTTCATGGATTGCAAAGTATTCAGGTGAGTAAGGATTACCATTGTCAAATTTGACTGCAACTATACTGCCGACCTTTGGAATGGAAATCGACCCAGCCTTGCCTCCCTGTCCAAAGAAGAGACTCTTGTTTTTAGGGTAGGCCCATGGGATATCCTCAGCGGGCAAATCATCATGGATGCTATAGACTCTAACCCTAGCTCTTCCCTCTTTTCTGGGATCGTCTATTAACTCGACAACGCCTAGGAATTGTTTATCCAATAGGTCATTAATGTCCCTGTTTGATATGTCGTGGTTTCGGTCTAACATCATGTAATATTATATTAGTAGATTCGACCCAGGTTTCGGTCTCCATCATTGTTTGGAAACTTATCTGGGTAAATTGAATTATTTAATACTGCTTGAGCCATACTAGAAATTGAACTGTCGTTTCTTGGAAAATTGCCGCTGATTGGAGCTCCTTTGCCGTCGGTGAATGGATTATTGCCTTCATACAAGTCTCCGATGCTTCTGATCCCAGAAGAATTAAAGGCAGCTTGAAGTGCAGGGTTTATAAGTCCGCCGATCGACTGCAGCCTGTCTTGAGAATACTGTCTTGCGTTATCTACGAATCCTCCGACGAATGGCAAGTCAGATGCTCCTTCTAATCGAGTCTGAAGGTTGGCCGCAGTGTTTCGAGCGTTCCATGGATTACGTAAAGAGCTAGTGATAGGATCGTCAGTTATTTTAGTAGCATCATTATACTCGCTCTCTTCTTGAAAATAACCAATATTGATCTTGAAGCTGCTTGCAATAGGTTTAGCAGTAGTTGATTCCATTGCGACATCGAGTTTTTGACCTCCTGGAAAGCTACCTGAAAAGTCAAACTCGCACTGTCTACACTTAAATTTTACGAAACCGAATTGTTTTAGCGGACTGCTCTGATCCAACTCTCGATTGCCTAATAACGAACTGGCAGCAGATCCGGCATTAGTCAAGACCCGATTTATTCCGCTCATGTCTATTCCTAGCGCACTAGTCATGTTACTAAACTGTCCTGCTGGATTGTATCTAATGTTCCTGGCCTCGGCCACATATATGTCCATGCAGAACCATCTAAGGTTATCCGGCACCAGTTCTCTCATGTATTCAGTGTCGTATACTGAGGATCTATATAGGTTTGCCAATTGAGTTATTCTTAAGTCAATCGCTTCCATCGTATCTATCGTGACTGTCGCTGACTTGCTCTTGCGCGCTCCCGCGACATCAGTTGCGACCTCCCACATCTTATCTAGTCCTGAGATCGACTGAAAATACCATGGCGCGTTAAAGGTCAAGTACTCAAGTATAGACTTGAATTTTGCAATTCGTTCCTCTCGATCCTTATAACCGATCGACCCTAAATATGTCTGTGCGCTATTATAATTTTCTTCTGATCCCTTTTCAAAGAGTGGGCTTTTCCATAATACGTCTCCAGATTTTTCGGGTTGGCTTTCAAATCTAAAATCTATTGCGAAGGTCAGATAAGTCGGCTGATCATATGGATCGATAAACAGACCTTTTCTAAAGTTATCGACCTTGTTTCGTACTCCATAAAAGTTATGCATTTGCAGTAAAGATTATTTTATTAGGCACCCATTCTCTTCTAGCTAGAATGAGTTCAGTATAGAATATGTGAGGATCGGTCGGGTCAAATGTGTATCGTGCCTCCTTTACATAGTACCACCCAGTAAGTGGCGAATCGAGTGTCTCTCCCTCAAACGTATTACCTGATAGGTCGATAGGCGTATCTCCATTTGGATCAGTTTCTTTACGAATCTTCTCTCCAAGCGAAAGAGTCATTAAGACAGGTATAACCATTCCCCGGATTACCTGAAAGTTTACGCCCTTAAGCAAAACTCTAAGTTTTATCTTTTCTAGTTCCTTTAAGTTATGTGAGTTAAACACTCTAGCTGCATTCCAGTGTTCGTGAGTGTTGCCATAATTAATGTTCATCCATTTCTTATTACCAATCTCATCCATTCCTTCATCGTCTGGAATCAACATTGAAGCTTCCGGTAAGTCTGGCGCATTATTCGGTGCAACAAAGAACTGTTTAAACTTATTTGGCTTACCAGTATCATCTGTTTCAACTGGTTCAAAGTGATCGTAATAATAGATCTTTTTCTTATATCCGTCCTGCTTAAGAACCATTCCCTGATCAGATATTAAGTTAGCCTCATATATGTAGTTTGGCTTATTGATGTTTTTCCTTAAATTAGTTAAAAAATTGACAACTACTTCTTCTGCAAATGCAGCATTCGCCGGATCATTTTTTTGAGTTTGAGTCACGCCTAACGAAAGCGGATTAGCGTTACTTGAAAAAGTGTCATCTACATCGTTCTTTATCAATTGTTCATTTACGTTAATTAAGTTAAAGATCAGTTCTTTACTAATAAACCCTGTAAAAAATGACTCATCGTCTTGATACACATAATTAGTTATTTCTCTTAGGAAGTTTAGTGGACTCGTATTATAATTTATCCAAGTCATGACATCCGCTGGTGTGAATTCATTTTGAGCATAACCCAATCCTAATTCAGAACATATCGCTTTTATTGCATCTACTGATGTCAAGTTAGGATAGCTTTTAGACACGTTATTGTAGAGTCGAGGCACAAATAACTCAGCCTTGATCATGTAAGTTGTGCCTTGACTAAGATTTATTCCAGATCCTCTATTTTGAGTGGGAATAGATTTTACCTTAGTAATTAAGTAGTCAGACCGTACTGGTTTAAGCTTATCGTTTCCGCTGTTTATAAAGACACTCACCATCAAATTCCTTTTTGGAAAATAATTACCTGAGAATTCTCCAGAAGGGTCAGTAAATGTTAGATCAAGCTTTGGAATAAAGCTAGACTCGTCTATCATTAAATACTCAATATCAGTGATTACCTGCCCAGCCAACTTAACAAAGGGTTTAATCGAACCTGCAAGCTGACTAAAGTCTGACCTGCCCTTGTTCTTTCTAGTGATCGACCCAGTTGTACTCTCAGCAGAGTTATCAAAATCGTCAAGCGTTATTAGTTTAATTGACGGTTGAATATGAGTCTTTATGACTTGATTAAATCCCATTTTTAAAAGTTATTCCCGTTTTTTAACTGATCCTGTACTCTACTTCTAGCCGACGACTGATTAGTATTTGTTGTACTAGTCTGTGTCATGTCTCCTCAAAAGATCACTCTTCCTTCGACCACCTTAACGTTTTTGGCACCGCTTAAGTTAACATTAGGCGGCACTACTTCTGGTACTTTGCTCCTAATCGATTGTAATCTTTGCTGATCTTTTGTAGTCTTTGGTTTGATCACAGCCTCCTCATTCTTTTTAGCGGGTTCAGTTCCTTTCTCTAGGACACTCTTTGGAGGAACGATTAGTTTTGAGATCTCGCTTATTGCTGGAACTAGCATGATTTCTCCCTGCTCTACTGAAAACGGATTAGATATTCCATTAAATTTAAGTAGCGCCTCCCAGTATTCCTGTGACCCAAGAACACGGTCAGAAACCAGGTCAGGCCGCATGTTTTCAAATTCTGAAACGACAGTCGGTCCTGCTCCCCCAGCTGCCTCTCCAAAATTAAACGTAGAGCTGACTAGGTCTACCACTGATTCTCCAAATGCATTCGTAAAAAACTTTTTTACTCTTAATAATTTAGTAGTTAACATGATTAATCGTTTGTATATAGTTTTAAGAAATAGTCTTTAAGTATAGGTGACTTGGCAAATCCTTCTCCGTATCTTCTTTTAACATCTACTGCAAAATACTCTGCTAAGTTTTGCGCTCTATCAGTAGCCCCATTATCTGATATGGTAGCAGTTGATTGTGGTCGCTGAGCAGCGGCTGCTCCATTTGTTGCAGTAGGCAATGTTCCATTAGCATCCAGTGCTCGCTGACTATTATATTCTCCGAATGAATTTCTAGTACTTGCTGGAGGCTCCAACGCAGTAAAGAACATGTCTCCTCCTCCATGATTAAAAATTGATTCGATATCTTGTTTTGCTCTAGGTCTGCCGTGATCCAGCGTTACTTTAAATTTTACCTCAGTTGGGAAATCATCCGCTCCTAGTTCTTCTCCAAATTCAATGCTTGTGCTCTTTAGTATTAAGTTACCGATCACGGCAACTGGATCCATTGGATTTCCTACCATTAAGTGCCACTCTCCTACTGCTCGACCGTCGGCTAATGCTCTCATCACTAGTGGGGTCTGGTGAAGTGCGCCCAGTCTAGACGCAAGTAAATTTTGTCCGACTCGACTCGTAACAGCCTCCTTAAATATTGTTTCTATGCCTTCAGTATTAGTGACACTGTTTCCTGCAGCCGAGATCGCTTTATTTATAAAATCTTTAAGATCTGCTCCACCGCCAGCTACCATTTGAGTCAACATTGAAAGTAGATCCTTAGATGCATTAGCATAATCACCTTGCTCCATACTGTCTGTATTAAACCCAGGCAATAATGGACCAGTCTGTTGAAAATATCGATATCCTCCTCCCCAAAAGCTAGCTCTATTATACGTTAAACTTAAAAAATTACTTATCAGGTCTAACATCACAATCTTTGGGGG